AATCACTAAATGGAATTATAATATCATTTGATGCATAATCTCTTATTTGATAATAAGTTGTAGTTGGTAAATACTTTATATTAGTATATGCAAATGTATCGGTAAATGTTTTTAGAGGATATAATTCTCTACCAAAAATTTGTATTTTAGCAATAGTTCCTGCTTTGTATTCTTTCTTCAAATTAGTTATACCAACTTTAATATCACTTGCAGTTAGAGCACTCAATGAACCGGTAGCAAATACCGAATCATCCCATCCTATTCGTATTTTTGGTTGATATATCGTATGTGTTTCTTTACTAAAGAATTTCAACTGCCCATAATCAGCAGTGTCACTTTCTTTTTCAGTTGCATATTTTAAAATCATCCCATCATTTGGTTTAGAACCACTCATCCAAACTCTTAACATAGATTTTACATCCATATTAATATCGGCTGTCTGATAATTAAATGTTTGTGATGTTCCATAATCCGTGTACCAAGTTCCACCATCTCCGTTATTAACACTAGCTGTTGTATTTGTTGCAAAGTTATTTTGCAACCATTCCAATGAAGAATCACCTTCTCTATAATTCCAAGTAACACCTTGAGTTGATATATTATCAAATCTAGTACCAGTTCCCATTTCCCAACTACCAGATAGTGGATTCGCATATATCGTATATTCTAAAGGAATTTCGTCACTTTGAGTTTCTTTTAAAATTAACTCAGCGGAGTTCATTGAAATACTATTATTAGAAATTGATGCCGATATAAATCCAACATCAAATTTAAGTAGTATATGTGATACATCTTTAATGTTTCCATAATACACTTTACTTATTTCTAAGATTTCATCAAGCCCAGTATTTTGATTGGGTTGTTGAAGATAAAGAGTTGCATCTTTTGATGCTGTTAAAAAATAGTATGCCATTATTTTGCTCTGCCTTTTATGTCCGAATCCGGATATTTAATTTCAAAAATAGATGGGTCTAAAGATGGATATACAATCTTAGCTTTAGTTGCCGCTTCTATATTATATGAATTTGGTGCGTACTTACCTCCACATTTATTCACTATTAATAAACTTGGAACAGATGAAACTCCTTCTATATTTGCTATTAATAATTCAACTTCACTTAAATTTATTGTTTGATTGAATTGCCAATTATCAATATTAAAATAATCTTTTAATTCTGAAATACATTTTGCCAATACCTCACTCTTATTATAATTCTGATAAACTGATATTTCAAATTCAATACCTATGTTTATAATAAATCCATCATTAATGTTTATACCATCGGTTAATAATCTATATTCATTTAAATAAGTCTTAACATTTTCTTTTATACCACGTGTAAGTGGAATTAATTTTCCAAATAAATCATATCCTAACAAATATAAATTAATTGCAAATGGATTATTTTTTTCGTTCTCATTTGAAGTTTTTCCAAGCAAATATCTTGTAATATCTTCTTTAACCGATTGTTCAGAAGGTTCCTGACTATCTGGCATATTAACAAATCCCATTACCAAATCGGTAAACTCTTGTAAATTATTAGGAGATGCTAAAATAGATGCTGGTGAATTATTATCTATCGTACCATCTGCTACAGCATACGCCTTTGCAACCGCTCCAAATTTTGCTGGCATAGATAATACTCTTACTTGATAATCTTTGGCAGTTACTGCTCTATTTTGAGAACCAAAATTTGCTAATGCATTTTGTCTAATTTCTTCAACGGTCTCGCCACCTCTACCACCACCTGCAGTAACTTCATTATCAATTGCAACCGAATTTTTAGTTGCACTATATATTGCTCTATCACCATCACTTAATGCCTGTGTATCTTCTTCGAATTCTATCTTATCAATTCTAGTTAATTGTCCAGTTGACACATTTGATTTAACACCACCACCAACTAAATACTTAACAGTTATAGTTGTATTTGATGGAGATGTGCCATATGTTTTTGTTTTTAAGAAATTTGTTGGGTCAAACGATTCTTCTAATCTACTTATGGAATTTGGTAAACCCAATCCAACATTCTTAAGATTTGGAATTAATTGCTCATCCGATGCCGATGAATCCCCCGCACCAAATTGTATTATAGTTCTACTTTCTTCATCTATTTTTGAAACAAATCTTTTTGGTGTTTTAATTGTTTTTAAAATATATGGTACAGTTGTTTTAAATTGATACAAGTCTTGGTCATTTACTTCCGTATTTGGTACATCTACAAAAACCATTTCTTGAGCTAAATAAGGAACTTCATACCATTTATTATTATTTGAATCTCTAACATCTAATATTTGTATAACATCAGTATCATTTAATGTTATTTTTTCAAAAGGAGAATATGAACCAAATGTAAAAGTTGCTTCTTTTAATTCACCAGATATGACTTGAACATATTTTTTAATTAAATAAAAGCTTGGTTCACCAGTTATCGCTTCTCTCTGATATACACTAATCTCTCTATTAGCTGCTTCCGAAAAATCAATAGCGTCCGTTGTTCTAAATGATATACCATCTTTTGTTGAAATGGATTGTAATCCTTCTTTTATTCTTAAAAAATATTTTGAATCTGGTATGTTATTTAAGCCAATACCTATCGATGGTACTAATTGATAAACTGATAAGGTTGTTATTGCTGGGGAAGTTACTTTTGGTCTATATCCCAAATATTGAGATAATGCCAATACACTTTTTATGTCTTCTGCATATACCATCAATGATTCTTTTAAAGTATCATCGATGTAATACGATAATGAATCACCTATATACGATGCCATTTCTATAAACATCATACCCGGAGATGATTCATTGAAATCAGAATATGTTTTAGGAAAATAGTTTTTTGCAAATTCTACTAAATTACTTCTAAATCCAATAAAATCCTTATCAAGATATTTTACTTCTTTTCCTTTATTTTTAAAATTCTTATTTGTTACAGTTATTCCCATTTTTATTTTATTAAGCGGCTATTGTAAAAGATACCGTGTTTAAATCAACTTGATTTAACAATCCGAATGTTACGGAAACATTTACTAAATTATTATCTCTATTGTTGCTTGTACTTTCTACATCTATTTGTTCTACTGTAACATATGGTAACCATTGCTCTAAAGCTGCTGTTATCGCATCTTCAATTTTACCAGATAATGTATCATCATTAAAATCAAAAAGTAATTCCTGCAACCCACTACCAAATTCAGGCTGCATTACTCTTTCTCCTTTTTTAGTTAATAATAGATTTTTTACATTTGATTTAATTTGCTCATTTGTTGTAAAGGTTTGATTGAACGCAGTATTACCGATTTGGATTGGTAATGATATACCTATCGCATAATCTTCATACTTTTTAGTATCTTGTACTAATTTTTGTCCTAATACAATTGCCATTACTTCTTCTTAAATCTTTTTACAAGTTCTGAATAATCTCTATTCAATGCTTTATCTATTTCAGCTACTCCAGTGTTTACTCCCAATCCTGTTGGAGAAGGTCCTTTAGCCATTTCACCATAACCCATTTTTTCAGCTAATGCAGTTCCACCTACAAGTGAACCCATATCTGCTTGTCCAAAATTCATTGTTCTAAATCCACCATCACCCTGTGGGATACCTCCTCTTGTTTCATTAAGAATTTGGTTAATCATTGGGTTTTTGCTGTATTGCTTTGTTGGTATTTCCTTTTGAACTACCGATTCTGTAATAGTATCATCTCCCAATACAGCCTTAGCCATTGAGATACTCTTTGATACTGGTTTTGGTGCTACCTTTGTTTCAGATAGCATTTTTTTCATTTCAGCCTTCACACCTTCCTTAATTAAAGCAGGTAATTGCTCTTTGAGCTCCTCTTTAATCAGAATTTGAATGGCTTCTAATAGTTTATCCATGTCCATAATATTCTATTCTTTGTTTGTTATGTTTATAAATATTTAAATTAAGTATTTTTGAGAATTAGGCCCAAAGAGTTGGGTCTTTTTGTAATTCTGTCCAATACATCGTAAATTTTTTAATTCTGTCATCTAATCCATTGTAACCGCCATTAATTCGTTTTGTTATAACTTTTATAGTAACTGTGGTTGAATCTTTACATTTTTCTCCCAATTTATTTGCTTTCCAAAATAAGCACGCAGTATCCGCATAATACTTAGAACCTACTAATGTTGGATTACCTTCAAAATCATCCCCAGCGATTGGTCCGAATTTTTTATAATTAGCTCTTCCGGTTAATTGTATATACCCTCTACCTTTATATCGTTTACCATCACCAGGTTGCGTATTACCCAAATCCTTCCTACCTTCATATGCAGTTCCAGATGCAATTTCTTCTTTATATACGAAATTACCAGATTCATGGTTAGTTTGTGCCAAAAAATGAGCTCTTTCTAATGGTGTTTTTGCTAAACCATATTTTCTCATAGCCGCTACTAATTCACTTGGTACTTTTATCTTTGTTTTGTAATTTGGAACTGGAGGAATGTTATCTTTAGGCTTTTCCTCTTCTGCCAATGGAGGGTCAGGTTCCTTTTCAGCATCCGCTGTAATTCGTTCCTCAACACTAGTCTGTTCCTCCTCACTTGGTATTGGTGCATCTTCTGGAAGTGAATATGCTTCAGCGGATGCTTCGTTTATATCTGAACCTTCTAAAGATGCTTCTTCTGATGCCACTAATTGAGCATCCGTCATTTCTATTTCAGTTGTATCTACTTCCGCAACATCGGCTATTTCTTCAGGTGTTTCCGATGCAGTTGATGCAGCTCCCCCAGGTCTAGATGGAGTTACCATGTATGAGGACCACATTATAACACCAGGACCAGGAGTTCCAAGTGGCGGATATAGTGATACGGTATTTATAATACCACTCACAGTAGATAAATGCAATGTTGCATATGATATAAAATCATCTACTATAATTGCCGAATTTTTTGTTGGAGGTATTACTGACATTTTTAAGCCGTTTTATTTTTTTCTGATGTTACTACGCTTTTACCGTTTTCATTTAATCTCCACAATGCAATAGATGATTTATCTACCCAATTTGCTTGTATTTTATTTTGAGTAAAATCACTAACCCATTTCCAACCTGTCCAAACTTGTATGTGGCCATACTTTTTATCATTATACCCCATTACTATAATATCACCAACTTGCCATTTTGTAGAATCTAATGTATATTCATCGCCAACATTAACTTTATCATTATAATAAGATTTACCACCGATGTTAGTAGCTAACGATGTACGCCCTCCACAA